CGTAGATTTGTTTAATTTTAACAGCATCGTCAACGGGAATAGAGGCATTGATTTCACATCCAATGGTTTTTGTATAAGTCCAATTTTGGCGTGCATTTCGGTTTGGTACTTTTGTTCTATGGCATGCATATCCAAATCTTGAAAAGTATTCATCAATAATTCTTGCATATTCTTGTCTTATCGTATTTTGTGTGAATCTATAACCAAGTAAATCAGCTTGTAAATTTAATGAGTCGTCATTTATATGCCCATATACTTGACCGGGAACAGCAGATAATGTATTTTTTATTTGAATTTCTTTTTTAATATTAGATACCAAATCAGTTATACCAGTTTGTCCCATTCTAATGCCTTGTTTGGCAATAAGTGGTGCTCCAACAAGCGCACTAAAAGCGGCTACACCAGCGCCAGCGTATATTTCTGTTTTAGCAATATCTTTATCCATTTGAAGATTTTTTTGATTTCTTGCAAGCCAAACTTGAAATGCATCGCCAACCCATGCACATTCAATGGAAATAGTTAAAGACAAGCCGCTTTGATAGTCTTCTGTTAAATCTCTATAATTGTGAGGATAGCAAAGTGTTTGAGGGACGCCAAAAGGCGTTCCGATAATTCTAAAATTACCTATGCCATTTAATGTACCATCATTCCAAATTTCGTTTTTGAAAATTGCGACATTTCCAAGGGAATTTTCAACAGTTATGAAATTATATGGATAACAGAATAATTTTTTATTTTTTGGAATATACCCATCAATGTTTACTAAATTGACATTAAATTTATAGTCATATTGTGAGTATTGCTCTTCTGTTTCAGTTGTTATGGAGCCCATAAATCGTGGATATTGGCACATTTTAACAATAGCATCTTCAAAACCACTTGATACATATTCAACAAGAGTATTTTTTAATAATGCTAAATCACTTAAATTTTCTAAATCAAAACTTATATACCTCATGCCCTCAAAATAATTACCCATTTTATTAGGTAAAACAGGGTCAAAAACTGTTGGGTCACTTGGATTAGGTCTACCTTTAATTATCAATAATACGCGCGTAGGGTCTAAATTATAAAAGCTCATTGTTTGAACGTTATATTCATTTCCATATCCAATATCTTCTTCGACAGTATTTTCAAACAATTCATCCGTTTCGCTATGTTCTCTTTCAACAAAACAAGGCTCCAAAGTATAATCAAAGAACCAAGTTTGCATTACATCAATTTCAAAGTTAATTAAACTTGTTTCATTATTAACATATTCAACACTAAGAATAAAAGCGTAAAACCACTTAGTTCCGAAACTCGTATTTCTGTACATCAAATACGAACAATCCCACAAATTATTTTGAGGTACATTAACTTTAAGCCATCCTCTTTCTTTTCTCTGATAACTCTGATTACTCAAAGTATATTTAGTCTTTCCGAGAAAATAATTTGTCTGTTGTGATAACGTGCCAAAATACATAACATTATCATAGTCATTATTCAACGGAACACTACTTAAAATTCTAATATCCGTATTCGGATAAATATACATCCACAATCTCCTTTCATTTAAATTTAAGGGGAGTAGTTATTAGCCGCTCCCCCTTAATTTTATACGAAATTATCCATTATAAACAGTAACAGTAGCAGTATCAGACTTTGTGGGGTCAAATCTACTCGTAGCAGTCACCGTAATAGTTGTGCCACCTTCGATTTCGGGAGATACAGTAAGTACTCCAAGAGGACTAATACTAACCATATCTTCATCCGCGCCAGTAAACGTCCAATTAACAGCCTTGCTCGCGAAGTAATTACTCACGACATTAGCAGTAAGTAACACGCTCTGTCCCGGCATAACAGTTGCCTCATCAGGCGAAATTGTAACACTCGCGATACCCGGCGCACCCGGAGCGAAAACGGCGGCATTTGCGAAAGGAGAAACGCTGAACGTTTTCCAAACATGATACCAGTAGTTCCAGTACAGACCTTCGCCATTATACTGTTCAGTAAATTCGTTCATGTTATCATAAATCATGAACCAATCTTCGTCAACAATAACAGCAGGTACAGAGTCAAGAGCTTGAATTTGAGCCGCAGTGAGAGGAACATAATTCGGGTCATCCTTGAACAGTTCTGCAAGTCTTGTTGCATTAAGAGAACCGAAGGAATCAACAAGGACTCTATGGCCCATGAAGTCCGCTTTATCCATATTAAATGCAGACGCTAAAACCTCAACGTCCATAATGGCATCAAAGTTAGCATTTACGATAATATACTGACTGTCTTTGAGCGAATAATTTGCTACACCAGCAACGTTATATTCGTCACTCATGAACTCAAAATTATTCGACACACCCTTGACAGTTCCAACGATACCCTTCATGTTATCAGCCTGTACGGTAGGAATCTGAACAGGATGAAGTTCGCCATTCAGAATATGTCTACCAATAAGGTACTTCATAACAAGGAATTCATCGTAGTTTGCGGCAGTGTACATGGAATCAACAATTCTTGCAATAAGATCAGTAATTCCCTGCCAAGATAAGAACGCCTGTCTAAGCTGTTCCTGCGAAATAGTGGTCTTGTAAAACTTCTGATAATTAAGGAAGTGAAATGCCGCTCTAACATCAGGAATTTCACGTGCAAAAACCTTATTTTCAGCAACAGCGGGGTCAAACTGGAACGGCTTAGCGATATTAACGAAAATCTCTTCAATCGTTTCGCCATATTCCATGATACCTCTCTTAAACTTCGCCCAAGGATTGGAATAAAGTTTAGAGGTAATAATCACTCTGCCAATACGATTGACAAGAGCATGGAGGAATTCATTCTGCAATGCAGGATAGTTCATAATAATCGCGCCAATTTCGCGGATATTATTCTGAGAAGCAGAGGCTTCGGGAATATAATTTCTGTAATTGGCAGTAGCGGAATTACGAATAGCATTGAGAATGTCTTCGGAACTTGCGGAAAGTTTCGCAGTAGCGGGAATGGTAGGCATTTGTTATACTCCTTTCATTTGTCAGTAAAGAGGTCTTTAAAAGTAACCTCTTTTACTTCTTCTTTTTTATCTTCCATCGGAGGCGCATAGCCGCCGTCAGAATTCATAAATCTGTGACGATATTTTGCTTTCCATGCTTCGTCAAGTTCATGGTATTTCTTTTCCCAATTTTCACCGTCACCATTTGCTCTTCTTTCGAGATCATTGAAGGTATCAGTCATATCTTCGAGAAAAGAAATTGCATCATCGGAAGTATCTGTTCCGATTCTTTCATGTAATCTGTTGAAATATTTTTCTTTATCAAGGACAGGCATTAACTATTCACCTCTGTATTAAAATTTCTTTCAGCGGCAGAGGCAATCTGTATAGCAATGGAAGGTACTTCGCCATCAGCCGTTTCAAAAACATAATTGCTTGCACTTGCAAAAAGGGATGTTGTCATTGCTATTGCAGTCGCAGAGTCTTTTGCTTTTCTAAGAAATTTAATTGTTTCATTAGAAAAAGTTGTACCGTTTAAAGTCAAGCTATAAACAATAGTAACCTCATAAACGCCCATTTAAATCTCTCCTTTCGATAATTTATACATAAGCCAAACAGGTAATCCTTTTCTTTTTCTCGTATAAGGCGGAATGGGAGGCGTTGTTCCCATCAAAAAATCCTTTATAAGCAAAGCATTAGATTTTGCTTGACTTCTTGTTAAGTAGAAATTTCCTTTATACCAAGGATTTCTTGTACCGTCATCTTCGGGAAATACAACGTCAATCAATTCTTGTGCAAACTGTAATCTAATGTTTCCCGTTCCATCATCAATGCCTTCCCAATGATGGAAAAATTCATAGACTAAATCAGATAAATTTGTAGAAGTAGATTCAAGAAATTCAGTTAATGTATCATAATCGGATTGATAACCTGCGCCAGTAGGAACCCATGAATTTTCAAGAATCAAATATTGCAGTTGTGCTATGCCATCGTCAAGGGAATAGCCATTTGTTTCAAGATAATTAAACAAGTCTGTTCTTCTGTAAAGTCCTATGGAAGGGTTGTCTGTCCATTGTCCTAAGCCATAACCCGGGGCATTTTCTGTTAAATTCTCCCAAATTCCCGGATTTACAGTAGATTCTTGCCAGAAATTACCACAAATAGCGGCAACGACATAAATATTTGTTACATAAGGCATTTTAAATACTCCGAAAGTCTATGAAGCATTACGCACATTTCTTCTCTTGTAATGTTTTCATTTAATCGGTAATCAGGGGTTATAGTTGAATCACCTTTTAATATACCCTTTTCTATACAGAATTTAACAGCTTTTTCAGACCATTCATGCGTGATATTTCCGGGATTCTGATTAACGTAAATTCCTTCAATATTAGGTATATCAAGGTAGTTGCAAGGGTTTACGATTGTACCATCTATTCTTATTTCTAAATGGCAATGTTGTCCAAAACTATATCCTGTGTCCCCCTCCCTACCAATTACATCTCCTATTTTAACGTTATCGCCAACATTAACGAATCTTTCTTTCATGTGGCATAAAAATATTTGAAGGTTATCGCAGTCAATTCTTACATAATTTCCCCACTCCCATGTCTTGTTATTTTTGTCAGTTATAATTGTAGATGACCTAACTATTCCATTGCAAGGTGCTATAATCAAGTCACTATTCAAACCAACAAAATCAACCCCACCATGAAAAACATATTCACCGTTCAGTAATCTATAGCCATAAGGAGAGCTTAATTTCACTTTGCCATTATAAGGTAAAATCAGCTTATTCATTTGGTTCCTTATCTTTTAATTTATTAAGAATCGGTTTAAACAGTTTATACAATGAGGGGTTGAGGAATGCGAGATTTTCAAGGATGGAAACCAGTTCCATTATACAAATATAACTTGCAACAGCAAATAGAGCAGGAACGTCAACACCAAGGCTTATGTATTTAGCACCGTATTCAAGTAAACCCGCACCAAATACGGCAATCAATTCAGAGGCCTTATGATACAATCCCTTCCTTAGGATTGTGGAATTTAATCCATCCTTAGAAAGGGCTTTAATCAAACCTGTTAAAATGTCGAAGCCAATGAAGACTAAAACGGTTATATAGACAGCCATAGGATA